ACACGACGCTCTTCCGATCTGGGGCTGATGATGGTCTAATTTATCAACAGACTGACGGGGACGCGGATATTTGTGATCCCGGAGCGAGAGGCGGAATATCTCGCGGCGGGGCACACCCGTGTGGCGGATGCGCCCGTCGAGCCACCCGGCGGGGACATCCCGGCGGAACACCCCGCCGCACAGACCGTTGCCGAGCCGCCCAAGGCGAAGGCCTCCGCAGACAAACCCGCGACCAAGACCTCCCGTTCGGCGGCGAAGAAAAAGCCTGCCGACAAGCGGAGCACCCCCGCAAAGGAATGAGGTGACGGTATGCGCTATGCAACGGTAGAGGATGTAGAGGCCGGGTTCCGCACGCTGGAAGACAGCGAGAAAACGCTGTGCAATGCACTGCTGGATGAAGCGGGCATCGTTATCGACGCCTACAACAAGGAGGCTGAAGAGGAACGCAAGCGCCTGGTCTCCTGCCGGATGGTGCGCCGCCAGCTGGATGCCGGGCCGGGCGCGGCGCAAAATGCGGTCGCTTTCCCCATGGGAGCGTCACAGGGGTCGGCCTCGGCTCTGGGCTATTCCCAAACCTGGACGATGTCCGGCGGTTCGGTGGGTGAACTCTACCTATCCAAACTGGAAAAGAAGCTGCTGGGCGTCGGGGACAGGATCGGCACCCGCAGCCCTTTGGAGGACCTGACTGTATGATCCATGGAATCACCGTACGCTTGTACGAAAAGGTGCAGACTGGCACAGACAGGTTCAACTCGCCCGTCTATACCGAAACGCCTGTAGATGTGCCCGGCGTGCTGGTGGGCGAACCCGCCACCGAGGACATCGTCAACGACTTGCAGCTCTACAGCAAGCATATCGCCTACACGCTGGGCATTCCCAAGGGGGATACCCACAACTGGGACAATGTGACGGTAGAGTTCTTCGGCCAGAAGTTCCGCACATACGGCGGCGTTACCCAGGGCATTGAGGATATGATCCCGCTTTCCTGGAACAAGAAAGTAAAGGTGGAGCGATATGGCTAAGGTCATAATCAAACTGAACCGCGCAGGCGTGCGGGCTCTTTTGAAATCACAAGATATCGCAGCTGCCTGCGAGAAAGTTGCAAAGGCAGAGGCGGCCAAACTTGGGGATTCGTATAAAACAAATGTATATCAAGGTAGAAATCGAGTAAATGTATCGGTTTATACAGAAGACCCGGCGGCTATTGCGGATAATCTCAAAAACAACGCCTTACTAAAATCTATGGGCGCTAAGCAGCCACGAACCGGAAAACAGGTAAAGGGATATTGGAGAACAGGCAAAAACGGTAAAAAATTTTGGGTGGAGCCGTACCAAAGGAGAAAATGATGATCGAGCTTGTAATTCTGAATTATCTGGCAGATCAACTGGGTGTTCCGGTTGGCATGGAAGTGCCGGAATCCACCGAAGGGTCATTTGTGGTGCTGGAAAAGACCGCCGGCGGAAAAAGAAATTATATCTGCACGGCGGTTTTTGCAATCCAGTCTTACGGATCCACACTGTTTGAGGCCGCAAGTCTGAACGAGCGGGTCAAAACCGCCATGGATAGCCTGATGGTGCTTCCTCAGATTTCGGCATGCCGTCTGAACAGCGACTACAATTACACGGACACCCAGTCAAAACGGTACCGCTACCAAGCGGTATACGATATCACACACTACGAATAGGAGGACATATGGCTGAAAAAAACAATGCGCAGAATGTGACCACTGGCAAGCCGAAAATCGGCGGCGCCGTGTTTCGGGCTCCTCTGGGCAGCACGCTGCCCACGGATGCTGTATCGGTATTGAATATAGCCTTCAAAAACATGGGCTACATCTCTGAAGACGGCGTTACGAACGCCAACTCCCCGGAAAGTGACAACATCAAGGCCTGGGGCGGCGATATCGTCCACAGCTACCAGACCGAAAAGCCTGATACATTTACGTTCAAGCTTATTGAGGCGTCTAACCCTGAGGTGCTCAAGGCTGTATATGGTGACGGAAATGTAACAGGTACCCTGGAAACTGGCGTCAAGGTGACGGCAAACAGCGCCGAGCAAGCGGAATGCTGCTGGGTGGTGGAGATGATCCTGAAAGACGATGTGCTGAAACGAATCGTGATCCCCAGCGCAAAGCTTACCGAGCTGGAAGAAATTGTGTATTCGGATCAGGACGCTGTAGGCTACGGGATCACCCTCACGGCCACGCCGGACAACGAGGGCAATACCCATTATGAGTACCTGAAAAAAGGAGGGGGTGACAGTTAATGCTGAAAGGAAAGACAAAATCCGGGTTTGCGTTTGAGATCCAGGACGAACGCCTCAATAACATGGAACTGCTGGATGCCTTGGCAGAACTGGATGCAGGGGACAGCACACGGATCAGCCGAGTGCTCAAGATGCTCTTTTCCTCTGAGGAAAAAAGAGCTCTATATGAGCATCTGCGCACCCCTGTGGGAACGGTACCAATCGAAGCGGTGGTCGCTGAGCTGGAAGAGATTTTTGCGTCGGGCCAACAGGCAAAAAACTGATGACCCTCGCCCGGATGATGGCGATAGACCGGGACGCCTTAGTGTGCGATCTGGCGGAGGTCTATGGCATCCTGGACTACAAGGCGCTGCCGGTGCCTTTGCTGGCGGCCTTGGCATCCGGGTTGAGGGACAATTCCCGCATCAAGATGAAAATGAACGGTCAGCAGATTACCGTGGATACGATGCTGCTTGCAGCCGTAGTAGATTACCTGGCCGTCTCTGTGTGGATACGCTCGGAAGATGCTCGGAAGGGACGAAACTGGCCACAGTCGGTGCTGTCCATGCTGACCGGTCAGGTGCAGGAGAAAACGGGAGAGGGGTTTGCCACGCCGGAAGAATACGAGCGAAAACGGGCCGAGATCATAAAGGGGGGGCGGCATGGCAACTGAACTGGCAAAGGCATATGTGCAGATCGTGCCGTCTGCCCAGGGGATCACCAAAGGAATCGAGGGAGCGATCGGATCCGAAGCAGCAAGGGCGGGCACCGGAGCGGGCAAGACGTTCGGATCCGGGCTGGCGAAGGCCGCAATCGGCGCGATATCCGCTGCTGGCATCGGCGCGGCGCTGGGCAAGGCCATCACCGAGGGTGCAGCCCTGGAACAGAGCATTGGTGGCGTGGAAACGCTGTTCAAAGGCAGCGCCGACACCATCAAGAAGTACGCAGACGAGGCATACAGAACCGCCGGCGTCAGCGCCAACAGCTACATGGAGCAGGTGACCAGCTTTTCGGCCACCCTGCTGCAAGGCCTTGGCGGGGACACCTCTGCCGCTGCGGAGTATGCCAACAAAGCAATCATCCAAATGTCGGACAACGCTAACAAGATGGGCACCGATATGTCCTCCATTCAGATGGCGTACCAGGGCTTTGCAAAAGACAACTATACCATGCTCGACAACCTTAAGCTCGGTTATGGTGGCACGCAGTCCGAAATGGCCCGGCTGATCAACGACTCCGGCGTGCTGGGGGATGCCGTCAAGGTGACTGCCGAAACGGTCAAAGATGTGCCGTTCGACCAGGTTATCGCCGCCATCGGTGTGATTCAGGACAACCTGGGAATCACCGGCACCACGGCAAAAGAAGCAGCGGAGACGCTGTCTGGCTCGGCTGCATCTATGAAGGCGGCCTTCTCCAACGTGCTGGGCAAGCTTACGCTGGGTGAGGATATCAAGCCGGCCCTAGAATCGCTGGCACAGACTACTACCACCTATCTGGCCGGGAATCTAATCCCCGCAGTTTGGAATATCCTGAAAGCCCTGCCCAGCGGCCTCGCCACGTTTGTCCAGAGTATGGGCACACAGCTGGCAACCCAGATGCCGGCACTAATCTCCGAAATCCAGACGGGTCTGATGACGGGCATGCCACAGCTGATCCAGAGCGGCATTGCAATGATTCAGCAGCTTGGTCAGGGTTTGGCGCAGGGCATACCGGAGTTGCTGGCTCAGGCGATGCCAATGCTTGCCGACTTCAGCGGTACCATCCGGGAGAACTTCGGAATGCTGGTGGATGCCGGTATCGATCTGATCATGAACCTTGTGGATGGACTGATTGCAGGTCTGCCGTCTCTTATTGAGTATGTGCCGGAAATCGTCTCGAATATCGCCGGACTGATTAACGAGATCGGAAGAGCACACGTCTGAACTCCAGT